AAAATAATCACAGTTTTCCTCCATTTGTGCAAAATTTAGCTTGCGCTCATAGCACGTTTTATTATATCATAAAGTGCTATTTAATGAAACAATTATAGCCAATTCCAGAAGAATGTCGCCATTATGCCGTTTATGACATATTAACGACACAATTTAAAATAGGTTTTGACACCTTTTTGCAACTTATTTTTGACGAATTTTTGACGAATGTAAAATAACCTCCTCATAATTGGGGAGGTTATTTTATACAATATTTATTGGTAGTGATGTTTTCCAGCTCTCCACAGATAAAAAACTTTACCTGCTCCGGCATCAGGATCATTGATATAAGCTTTGGCAAATTTAACATACTGAGCAACATCTTCTCCCCATAGGTGAGAATAATCGCTATGCAGCATATTCATTAAATAATACCAGTCGTACTTATTGGCATGTACACCGTTCTGATCCATGACTTTGGTGGTCTCTTCTAATGTCCAATGCTGGCCACTTGTCCCATCGACGTTTTTCATTTCAGAGACTGCCTTTTTGGCCAGGTGTTCGTCAAAGTGCGGACCATAAGCTATACAATGAATTTTCATCATTATAGCTTCGTAATCTTCCTCATCGATGGCTTTGATTTTTTCTAATGCACAGCAAACAATATCGTCAACCTGTTCTTCTTTTAATTGGTCACCGTCAATATGCTCTGCATAATGATCGTACTTATGCATTATCTTCACCGTCCTTCTTTTTAGGTTTTTCCGAAAGATTTTCAAGCACTTTCTTTGCAACCTTTTTAGCTATTTCCTGACCTTCTCTGCTTGAAAGAAATGCAATGGTAAAGCCAATCAATAAGTTTCCCATTGACTTCACCTCATTTCTTTACAGTAATGGATGAAGCGGAAGCTGTAGGCGGTGTAATTTGTGGCCATACAAAAGCTGTGCAGCAAAGATTGTTACTGCGTACTACCGCCAAAGCCGGTTCTGTCATGACACGCACATTATAAATTTTTCTGCTGCGGATTTGATCTGCTCTTACTCCGTCACCACAACGGTTAATCATTTGAATTACTGTACCGCCTGTACCATTTAAAATAACTACCGGCAATGTATCAGCACCTGCAGGGATTGCCTGGGCAATTAACAAACAAATCTTTTCATTATTATTTATTGTCATCGCCGGAATTGTAATTTGCAATTCATTAGCAGCAACGGTCACTTCAGTACTGGCAACTAAATTCGGACATACTTTACATCCATTATTTCCACACATATTATCATCTCCTATAAAAAATAGGGCGGATTTCTCCGCCCTGTATCACGTCTTACGACGGAGCCTTACTTTTAAAACCCTTTAAACCATGTTGCAACCGCCGTTCAGGCTATTAATGCCCAAACCATTGATAATGCCGGCATTCGGGCAAACTGCGCCGATACCAGTAACATCCGGTTTCGGAAGCATACGGCAAGAAATAGAAGCCAGTTGAGCTTCTACAGCGTTGAATTTAGCATCACTGTATACGCGGTTTTCCAGAACGACATTTTTCGTACGTTCCTGAGCAAGTTGATCACGCAGGTTTTGATACTCATAAAAGTCAATCTTTGTTCCGAGTGCAGAGAGGCCGGTCATAGTTTGTTCCTGAGTTTGACGCGCTGTAGTTTCAATTAGGTATTGAGTACGTGCGCTGTCAATGATCCCCTGTTTTTCTACCTGGCAATTAGATACAGCATTGCAACCATATGCAGGAGCAGCACCGTTATTATTCCAACCACCACGATTGCCTAAAAAAGCAGCAAACAGGATAATCAAGAAGATAGCAATCCCCCAAGTGTTAAAACCGCCATAATATTTTTCGTCCATCTGCAAACAACTCCTTTCTTGATATTTTATTTATCACATCAGCGTTTAAGCTGTTGTAACCCTGCACGTAACCTTGCTAAATTATCATTTGGCTGTTGCCCTTGATTAATATCAGGCTGAACAGTTCCGCCGGATCCCTGTAAATCACCGACTATATTTTTTACTTTGTTAAGATCTACACCAGCAGCCTTAGCAATAAATCCAGCCATAGGATTATTTAAATATCCATTGACCTTAGTAACAATGTCTGAACTAACACCATTCTTAGCCAAAGCGTTTAGCGCATCACCCTTACTATTGACCTTGTTCGCTACATTCATCGCCGTCGCCCATGCTTCCGCAAGGCGGTTCGTGTCCTGCTGGTTTAGTCTCAGCATTTGTGCTACAGCTTGTGGATTGATCATTTTTAAGCACCTCGATTTCACGCTTCATATTCTGCATTTCTTTCAACATATCTGCCATAAGCTGGGTCTGTTCCTGCTGTATCTCTTCCAACGTTTTCGGTGGAGTGATTACTTTAAGTTCAACAAGCTTGTTATAATATTCATTACTGATTTTTTCTAACTCATCATACGCACTTTGAGTAACTCCGATCCTCTGCCGGTTTCCGTAAAAATCAACCTGAATAATATTTGTTCCATCTACAATGCAAGTCATCGTTTGTGGATATGTAGTAAGTACAGAACTGCTTGTAATTCCTAAATTCATATTGCCACTCATAGTCTTGCCTCCGTTCATTTATCTTAACTATATTATCCGTTAAATCGGCCCTTATAATCCCTCAATATTCCCTCATAATTCCCTAAAATAAAAAAGACGCTTAACAATTTTGTTAAGCGTCATAATTGTATGATATAATGTTTTTCGAGATAGTCAGTGTGTTGGCTTCCCTTACAGGGGGTGATAGCTATTGTCAACTTATGAAGCGTTGTCTTTGATGATTGCTTTTAGTACGTTAATAGCTATTGTCATTTTAGGCTGTAAATAGCCATGAAATAAGCCGCTAACACCAGTGGCGCGCGGCTTCCTTTCACGTTTTACGATTATGAGGGAGAGCCAGCGTGCGACCACTGACTATCTCTTTTTGTTTATTATATACTACTTTTTTACGGATTGCAAATTTCCTCATGAGTGTTTTATTTCTAAAATAAAATGTGATATAATTTTGAAAAGTGAGGAATGGGGTTATATGAAAGATTATTATGCAATATTGGAAGTTCATCCTAAAGCTTCACAAGAAATCATAAAAAAAGCATATTTGACATTAGCTAAAAAATATCATCCTGATGTATCTGATCAAATTGGTAGTTGTACAGAAAAAATGCAAGAAATAAATGAAGCCTACTCTGTGTTGTCGGATGTTAATAGACGTAATGACTACGATAAAAAATATTTCAATCATAATCATTTTAATGATACTACAGTAGATGATGCGTTTGAAAAGGCGATAAACAATATATTTTTTTATTGTGCGAAATACAATGAAATATTAAATACTAAAATAAGGAAAAGAGCAGAAGCTGCTGGGAGAAATCAACTAATAGCAGAGTCTTTGCTTGAGCAATTTAATGAGGAAATAGCAGTAGAATATAAACTTTTATCTGATGCTAACCTTTTAGATACAAAATTAAAGGAAACAATAGCTTTTGTAATGTATAATTTTGCCATATCTTTTACTTGGGGAAATGATTTTGTTTCGGCAAAAAGATGTATGGATATTGCTCGACCATGGATCGAAAACACAGAAGCAAATAAAAATTTTGTTGATAACTATTATATTATTAACAAAGAGGCTGAAAAACAAAAAGCAATAACGGAAGAAAAAACAGTTAAAAGAGTTAGTGCATTTAATAATTTTTACGTAGTTAGTATATTAGCTCTTATTGTTATTGTTTCTTTTTATTTTTTTGTTGATATTTCTAGCGATAAGAAAAAGACAATACCAAAGGTTAGTAAGAATACAACAGATTCTATTACTAAGAATAATGTTTTAATACCAAAGAAAAATATTTTAACACAGTATATTTCTAACAGTCCGCTTCTTAAAAATAATGGTCTTTGCGAATTAACGATAGATAATTCTAAGAATGACACACCAATTTATGGACGACTTTGGACCGCTGATACATCAGTGCCCGTTCGTGCATTTACAATAAATTCACATGATAAATTTGTGTTAAGAAATATAGAGGCAGGGAAGTATGAAATCCGTTATAAATGTCTTTATGAGAATACAGAAGCAACGCAAGGTGTGAAATCACAAACATTTGATTTAGAAGAAACTGAAACAGAAAATGGCATTAATTATTCTGTGGTGTCGGTAACATTATATAAAGTACGTTATGGCAATTTTAAAACTACAGAAATATCTGTGAATGATATTTAACAAAAAATAAAACCGCTATCTGTTGAAAACGGCATGAGCCATTCGGGCTTCTCGTTTCCAATCAGTTTAGCGGTTTTATTTTTATTCTTTTAAACTGTACTTTTCGTTTGCCATAGTAGCAATCCTTATAATGTCCTGTTGGTACTTATCCATTTGCGCCCGTTTCTCCTGAGCAGACAACTTAGGATTATTAAGTATTGTCTGCCGTTTTTTATTAAGCGCACGCACTTTTTTCATTGCATTTTTTAAGCCATTCCAGTTTTTAGCATTTTTACCTAACTTACCATAGGCATTAAACTCTTTACTGGTATCATTATAAAGCTGATAGAAATCCTCTATATTCTGGCTTCGTTTACCAGGCGTATAACCGAACCGCCCAATAATAGGCTGTTCATTCATATTTTTAGCGGGCAACTCATTTTCACGGCCCAAAGCATAATCACCAATCATAGCATTTAAAGTAACAGCCCCGGTAGCACCTACATTCTGGATCAAGTTATCAATTTTCTTCGGAGAGACATTCAAAGCCTGACCAAGTTTTATTGCAGTCATGCTTGTATAAATATCATATTGTTCTTTATCTGGTAAATTCTGCAAACTTACAGGTATGATATTCTTTTCCGTAAAGAAATTATAAGATGACTGCCATTCTATAAACGGCTTCATGAAAGCAGGTATATAATCCGGCAGCATTGTATCAAGTGTATTTGCAGCCCATTTATTCATTGCATCCGGATTATCATCAAGCAACTTACTAAGACTTCTTTTAAATCCGCCTGCTAAAAACGCAACTTCCTGTGGTAATGGAGTTTTTACTATTTCATCTCCAATTCTTGCAATAAAATAATTATCTCGAATGTCCTGAGGAACATCCTGATACCAATCTTCATCATGAAATGCCACCCATTCAAATAAAGCCGGCAATATTATTGCTGTCCCTACTCTGGCACCTAAACGCACAGGGTGAGCCTTAACCTCTCTAATGAGCCTGTCAGTACCCTGAATGGCCGCATTAAAGAACGGAACATATCTATTATATTTTCTCGCTAAACTCCCACCTCTGCTAAAGTCTGTAGTTATTTCTTTCGCTTCCAATCCAGCTTCCTGAATACTTTTTCCTTTTCTGCGTCCTGCAGCAAATTCGCCTAACCTGGCCGCTTCTTCTAGCGACTGATTTAATTTCTGGAACCCCTTGTAAAGCATTGTTCCCAATTTTACACCTGGAGCTTCTTGTAATTTTTGCCATTTTAAACTAGATCTTTCTGTAGAAATACGTGTCGTCATCGGAACACCAGCAACTTCAAACTCCCTATATAGGCTGCTTTTTTTATGGTAATTGCTTCGCAATGCTTCCCAAAGGCCATACATCGTATTACCAATCGGTTCGATGACAGGAATAGTTGTATTATTAGAATACAAAACAGATGTCAAAGTATCTCTGGCGAGGTTAAAAAGACCAAAAGCAGGTGTTCCTGTTGCACCAGCACGCATAACTTCGGCTGGTGTCATAAATACTTTTTCAACAGTATTAAATGTTGGCAAACTTAAATTAACCATTGCATCATATAATTCTGGCGCTGTTTGATATGATTTCTTTTCACCATTTTCCCATACAGTAAACACAAAATTCTCTGGAGATCCTTTACCTTCTAAGTCTGGTCGCTCCTCTAAATAACTACCAATGCCTTCTATATCTTTTAGTCTTGATAACGCAAGCCCTACTTTATTTCGTTCTGCAGCATCCACAGACTTCTGTGTATAGGCAATTAAACTATCTAACGGATCAATAACATTTCTATTACTGCCATATTCATTTAACCCTTTTATTGGGTTTGTAACATTCGCAAGTCCTGACTTTGGTTTATAACCAGGTATTTTCACATCATCCATGCTTCTATCTCTATACATAGGGACATAATTTTTATACTTTTCTGCTAATGTATTATGCTGTTCCTTACTAATAATTCCACTATCTTCTAAAATTGACAGCACATTATCAAAATGTTGATGAACCTTTTCTGAAGCACTAATAAACTCTTTAGGAGCATTTTCTACAATACTTGCTGCAATATTCTTCTCCATAGATCCATTATATTCTTTATGAATGCTTTGTAACTCAAGCTGTCGTTTAGCTACTAAGTATGTAGAAAATGCCTGCCGATTATCTTTATATCCATTACTCCGCAGATAATCTTTAGAAAACTTTACACTATCCACTTCTTTTAAAATATCCTGCAATGTAACAGCATACTTTAATTTGTTATTATAGACTTTATTTAAAGCCTCAATAACATCTGTCGGCTTACCCTTATCATCCAAAAGCATTGTTGACCTTGATTTTGCACTGCTTGCAGCACTTCTTGCAAGCAAATAAGGATTATCCTCATATGGTAACTCTTTACCAGTCTTGTCAATAACAGCTTCAACAAATTTATTTATAGGGTCTTTATCATCAACCGCATACTTATATGCGTCCGCCAAAACATCTTCTGCCTTTTGGGTAATGCTCTTTAAATTTAAATCATCAGCAAAAGATATAGAAGCTCTTCCCCTTGCCTGATCGCTTTGCAGAGAATAACGACGCATTACATCAGCAAGCCTATCAAACTTTTTAGCTAAGTCTTTATTGTTAGAGTTCCTTAAAGCCTGAATAAAATTCTCGTAATATTTAGGGAAATTCCTTTCTGCCATTTCTGGGTCAGCAAGTATTTGCCTTGTAAATTCAGCAATACCCTCTGCACGTTTTTCAGCATTATTATATTCTCTAAATACGCTATTATTCCCCCATACATTCTCCGCTCCAGCAATAAGTTCTGCATCGCTGCCTTTGACTTCTAATTTTTTATCTAAAAAATGTCCAATTTCATGTGAGTATGTAGCATAATCAGCAAAAGCCCTACTTCTTACAACTTCTGGCCCAACTTTAAACAACCCTTTATATTTTTCATCAACGCCTCCGACACGAACTGGAACGATTGCATTAAAAGCAGCTTCAACCTCTTTTCTAGTAACCGGTTTAATTTCTCCCCATGTTTTTGTTTTTCCAGATCGACCGAAAGTAGCTTCTTTTCCAGTTGACTTATTCCCTAAAGAATATTGTTCTGTCTTTCTATTTTTCAGGTTGACAAAATCCTTCTCAGTAGGTATATTTAAAGTAAGAGAACTGTCGACTGCTCTTTCCAACATTGGGTATTCGTCCCTTGCGGATTTGAGCCACTCGGCAGTTTTTTCTTTGTTTATATACCGCAATCTGCCAGCCAATACATTATCTTCATACCATTTAGTAGCCTGTTGCTTAGTAACTTTATCCTCCTTACCAAAAGCACTAAGCATTTCATTGATTTCGTATCCTTTTTTATTATTTCTCTGTTTTAATTCAAATGGAGTTACGATCGTTGTACCATTTTCATCCTTTAAATCTAATACTGCAATTATTCTCTTTTCGCCTTTTTTGCCGCTATACTCAGCATCAAAAATCATAATTGGATCAGTTAAGGCTCGTGGTATTTGTTTAACAATCTCTGGAGTCATACCTTCACCATTAGCAACATTATGTTTGCCTATGGTTATTTTTTTTAAGTTTTTAGGACTGATTTCAATAGGTAATATTTCAGCACCAGCCAGTTCTAAAGCTAATGGAGTAGACATAACAGGGACAGCACTGTCGCCTTTATAGGTATTTTGAACAATAGCATCAACATTTTTTGCAAAGTTTTGCTCATCAATAGCTAATTTTTCCTCTGGCAGACTTTGATTTTCGCTTAACATACCTTGGACTTTACGAGTATCCTTTAACGGCTCTACCGTAACCTCTTGCATTTTAAATTCAGGTAGATTTTCTTTACTATTGTCATATATATTATGCAAAATTTTTGATGCAGTATATGCCGTTCTTCTTTCGGTTTCCCCTAACAAAGATGACATTGCCATCCTGTAATTAGGAACGCTATCTTTTACAGCGTGTTTCCCAGCTTTGAATCCCAGCACATCAGGTGCTAAACTGGCTACTATATCAACTGCAAAGGCTCCTGGACGTTCTCTTGCATATTTCGTTGCTCCTTCCTGTGTTGCCACTTGATAAGCACCTGCACCGGGTAAAAATTCAGTTGCAGTATCAAGTACGCCTTTAGCACCGCTTTTATTTATATTGGTTTGTAAACTGGACAAAACAAAAGGAGAAAGTACAGGTGCGGCAAAACTACTTGGGGCTAACAGTGCTGTAGCCATTGCAGCAGGCGCTATAGTTTCTTCCGCGAAATTACCTGTAGCCTTCTTATATAGCTCCCCTGCTTTCTCCTGTTCTTTTGTTTGTGTAGGTACTGGCGCATTTGTATATCCTTCTTGCATAGGTGTACCAGTCAAAGCAAGTGGATTAGCTGTAGCAAGCCGATTAGCTTGCCTACCGACCTCTTGTGCGCCTTGTACAGCTCCTGCAGCAAAATTTTCTATTGCCTCTCCTATCCGAGTTCCTGCGTCCGCAAAAAATTTACCTCTTTCTTCTGCAGTTACATCTTCCATTTGTTCTTCTAATGACGGTTCAACTTCACCCTGGCTATTTAAATAATTCTCAGTTACACGTTCCGCAGCTCTTTGAAAGAATCCTTTATTTTCAAGAACTGGTTTATTTGCAAACTTTGCCAGCATTTTTTCTCTCGCTGTTGACATTATTTTACACCGCCTTCAATTTTACCTAATTTATCCCACATAATAGTGTCAAGAATATATTGTTCATCAAAGCCATTTTCTTTAGCTATGTCCTGCACATATTCCGTTATTTCGTTTTTAGAAGCACCTCGTTCTGCCATATATTCAATATCTGAAAGCATTTGTTCGTACTCTTGGCTATTACTATAGTCCTGTTTATAATCTCTGGTCTGATAGTTATGATTAGCCCATGCATAATAATCATTTAACTTCACAGCAGCTCTATTGTACATTCTTTGCTGAGCAGGAGTTATTTCATCAGTACTATCCATAACACGATTATTATATTCTTCCATTAAAGTTAAATCTTTATTATAATTTCCACTGTTTACATATTTCCACATTTCAGCATCAGCAGTAGTCATATAATTTGACGGGTTTCTAACCCGTCTTTGAGCTGCTATCAATTTAATTTTTTCTTCACTATCCAAATCAGAATTATTTATCATATCAACAGCTTCAGCTTCCGTAGGAGCAGTATTTATTTTTAACGCTAAATCATTTTTGTATTTTTGTCGTTGTTCTTTTAGTGCACGATCTTTATCCCTCAATATAGCTGAAGCTTTAGCCTTTATCTGGTCTTTTCTTCTAGCACTCAGTCCACTTGCGCCGAGCCTGCTCTCGCCTTTGTAGTTTGTGAAGTCGAGATGGAAGTGCCCACCTGTTGCATAGTCAGACGGGTCATCGTACTCATTCAAAACTTTTAGCCCTGGGTAGGCACGTTCCATCCTATCAGCCAGTATATTACGGCTGGATTCGTCCAATTCACCTAACTTAGTACTGTCAACATCGACCCCTACACCTTCATAATGAGCGCTCCCCGGGGCATGGCCGCTGTAGTCATTCTTTGTACTTGTTATATATACATCATCTATGCCATATTGATTAAGTATACCTGTTATGCCTTTTATACCCTGTACTGCGTTTTCCTGCATTCCTTCAAAGCTTACACCGGGGTTAAAAGTATACTTACCTTCGGTTATGTTTCCTTTTCCCTTAGCATAGTTTTCAAGATACGCATCCCATTCATCAGGTGGAATATCAACAAGTTGTTTTGATAATTCACTATTTTCAACATATTCCTGTTCGCTATATAAAGCTGCTTCCAACTTTGTACGCACCTCTGGAGATATTTTGTTCCGGAAATAGCTGAGCCTATCTTCGGCAAGGGTATAGTTGTTCTGGTTTACCGCATCATTTACCAATATAGCTGCATAACGGTTTGCCATCTCTGTTTCCACTTGTTTGTACTGTTCTTTTGGTAGATCTGGAAACATACTTCTATACAAGCCTTCCATTATCGGATAATTCTCAAGCAAGCTCTCGCCATCGATTACACCGTTTATCAAATTATCTGCAGACTGATCAAAGACATTTTGTTTATATTTTTGTGTTTCCTGTTCCTGGAATTTATAGAGCTGTACGCCGTCAGTAGCAAGGGTATTATCTGTTATGCGTTTAAAGGCCTGTTCGCCCAATTTATAGCGGATACCAGATTTTGCATAAATACGTTCTGACAATACATTTGCGTCTTTTAAAAAGTCGTTTATCACGCCGGCTGAATTACTACCCTGACGCTTTTGCATGTAGTCAACTTTCAGTTTGCCAAGTTCAAGATTAAATTCGTTCGTAGCCTTTGCCACACGCAGTGCTTCGTTTTGCTCCTGCTCTTTATTCAAAACATCCAGTCCTGCATTGAATGCTTTTCCGATAGTACCATACATATTAGCCGCTGCTCTGTTTCCGGCATCGTTATATTCTACACCTACATGTTGTCCACCAGCAGTAGGGTTCACAGAAGACTGGTTACTTCTTACTATTATTTTTGTCATCAGCCATACCTCCAAGTATTCTGTAAATGGAATTATACGCCTGCATCAAGTCACGCTCTACCGTCTGTACCGACGTATTTATTCTCATAGCAATCTGATAATTTTTAAGATCGTCTATAAATTTCAGTTCAATTATTTCTTGCTGTCTTGGGGTCAGCTTCGCCTCGTCTACGATCATGCGAAACTCTGCCTTACCGGAAGTCAGCAACCAGCTCTTTGTCCACGATCTGCAAGCTTCCATAATAATCACCTGCTCGCTGCTATTGTCCCAACTAATACCCCTCCGATAAATCCCCATAAAGCCTTCTGTTTTTGTTTCAATTCACTTTTGGATTGTTCTTTCTTTATTTGCTCGCTCAATATCTCTAAGGATTTGTTTTGCTCTGCTATTGTTTTTTTGGAGTTCGACAATGATTCCTGCGCACTCGTTAGCTCGCTCCTTATCTTCTGATAAGATAAACGCTGCTCTTCGATTAGCTTCTTCAGCTCGTTCGAGTTCATCTGCTGCAGTTCCAACGTGTTCGACAGCCCTATCAACAGATTTTCCTGTCTGTTTATTATCGTCTGCAATTCGTTGAACTGTTCCCTGGACATCGTTATTGTTTCGGGAACTTCCTCCGCAAAACAATTTAAAGAAAATGATAAGCACAGCAATAAGGGCAAAACTAATAACAAGATACTTGCTATACCTGATTTGTTTTTCTTCATTCACTTTCTGCCCTTCTTTCAAATTAAATTCTATTTCATTATCATTAAGTTCTATTTTCAATATAATCAACCTGTGCGCCGTTTTCTATACTCCTACTTATATTTCCTAGTGTTTTGGAGATAAAACAACGCACAGGCTAATTCTGTGGCTGGGTTTTATCTTACAGATTGTAATAAGTAATGCACCCTACCAAAATCGCAAGAGCAATACCAGCCCAAATCAAAATACGCTGTTTTTCCATATTAGTCACCTCCTTATACAATCTTTACCAATTATGATGCCACCAGATCGCCTTACCACGAATAACATCACCGCCTGGTTTCAGTTCTCCATCGCCCGGTAAATCAGGTAATTTCCACAGATCCCATCTTTCAAAAGTCGTTGCAGGTCCGTAGTCATCTAAATCAGCCGCCTCAGCGTGCGTCATTACAGTATCGGCATTAATGTCCAATCCAAGTTCCTCACACAGTACAGCTACAACTTTCGCCATACTATCTATCTGTAACTCTGTCGGTGGCACGTTGCCAAAGTCGATATTCCCATCAGCATAGGCTACAGCATCTACACAGCACGATAAAGCAATCCCAATAGCTCTAGAATTGCGCCGCCATGTATGAGCCTTATATTCAGTTAAATCATCGGTAGTCGCCATAATAGCTCCGTCGCTGTCAATGTTTAAATGATAGTTACTGAAAAACTGGTGATAATTACCAGCTGACCAGTGTAGATAGATCTTATCAATATTACCTTTAGCCCTTGCTGCTAACTGCCGCAGCTCATCTAAAGTGATTCTTTTTGTCACTGCCCCCATTATTCTCTGCCTCCTTTTCAAATGGATCAGGCACTCCATTCTCGTTTTTGTCTACTAAACTCGTAGCTATAAAGGTCACAAATGCAACCATAGCCGGGCCTATAACCTCTCTTATCAGTGCCAGCAGGTCAGACATAACAATCTTATCCAACCACAACCACATATACATCCACGCAGCGTAATAGGTTAGCACCAGCAAAACGACTGCAATAAAATAGCCTACAATGACAGCCATTATTTTTGGCGACATTGAGGCTACTTTATTTCTGGCACTCACTATTAAGTTTTTTATTTTCTCAAACATTTATTACACTCCCCACGTTCATTGTCAGGAGATTTTTGCGGCAGCTGTAATGCTTTATGGTACAGCTCTGTGATTGCTCCATTACCGCCAAGTGCTTTATAACAGCTATACATATCAGTTATATTTTCCAAGTTATATAGCGGTATAAATCCATCTTCCTCAGACTTATGATAAATTCCTATGATCTCTGTCCTGAGCAGACTGCGTGTCGCATTATGAAGGGCTTCTGTTTTCTTACCTCGTTCCTCTACCTGCTTTTTGTAGTTTGAATATATCTTCCAAGCTACACCGATAAATCCGCTCTGTACCAACAGACTTATCACCATAAATACATTTGCTTGTAAATCCATTTCACACCTCTAGTCTAAGGTAATAGCGTCCAATTCCTCTTTGCTTAATGCTGCGGCTACCTCTGCCTGCTTACTCCAACCTTGTTGTTTACAAGCGCCCACGTGGGACGATAAGTCAGCACACCATGTATATACCTGCGAAGCGTTAAGATACTGTATTGTTTTAACAGTTTCACCTTCTTTATACCCCCGTACCGGACAGCCGTCAGGATATTCATTTTTAAAGCGTTCAGTGCTTACGTTCAGCGCAATCCCCTGCATCGTAATCTGCGTGTCCTTATCGCTATCATATCTTACTATCTCACCAGTGCATTCAGATATAAAACCGCCTGCGATTTTTCTTTCAGTCCAAGCGTCTACCTCTGACAGCTTGATAGCTTTAAGTTCATCAAACGTAAGAGCTATATATTCACGTGCTGCTTTTTTAGCAATCAATTCATCAATACTTTTTAAAATATCTTCACAAATTTCATTTGGGTATTGTTGGAATGCTACTCCATTAAGCCAGCAACTCTCCGTTCCACAATTATAGTCAATAGACTTATACTCTATTTCTTTGCCATAATCAACAAAGAAATTATTTATTGTATCCATATACACTTTTTCTTGTGCTTGTACAATAACTTTATCGTTATTCGTATCTAAAATAATTATATTTTGCATTTTTATTCTCCTTACTCAATTCTTTCCCAACAGTAATATGTTACATATGGCGGCATATTATTATGCTCCGCACTACCACCAGTATTATCAATACTAATATCTGAAGCAAACGAAGAATTTAAATTAAAAGTAGTAATAGAACCGCTCCAATCTGTATTTCCACAATAAGCATTACTTGTATTGGTGTGGCTAAAAGCTCCACTACTACCAACATTTTGAAGTCTCCCAACAGTTATAGAACCACTCACGGTAGATGAAGTGGCACTAGCAGAATGCTTGTGCATTGGAATTTGATCAATCTCTAATGTAACATTTGCTTCACCTCCGTTACTCCCTGCTTGATAAGTATCTCCTGCAGCTAAAATAAATTTATCTTTTATCTGTGTCCACGTACCACCAAACAGAGTTCCTGGATCAGTAGGTTGCGAACTCCAATAAAGCGCTCCTACAGGATATGGATTTGGCGGCAAATCGTCATAAAGAGCATTGATTGCTGCTCTTATTTTTTCAACTGTTATTAGCCCAGTAAGCTTCATTTTTCCTCACCTCAAATCGTCAGAACAAAGCCTGCAAACTTCTCCGTACTTTGGATTATGATATTACTGCCACTTTCAACTACGTCTACCATAACACTCTCGTAGGTACTGCCATTAGTACGATACATACCAAGGAAGTGTTTTCCTGAAGCTGCCAAGGTAAATGGATAGTAGCCGTTTGATAATGTTCCCCAGTTGGCGCTACTTGCTGTAAATTCAGTTTTGGTTACTGTAGTAGCAGAAGTAGGCGGAGTATACCCTAATGCCGCCACAACATTAGCTTTAGTAATACTGATTGTCCCGCTGCTGTTAGTGATATTTGAACCAGTTTTTACGCCGCCTAGAACACTAGCAGATGCAGTAGGCAGTGTATATACAGTATCCGTAAATACAGCATTAGCCGGTACTGTTTTGTTAAGTTCATAAGTACAAGCTTTAGGAACACCACCATCAAAATATACAGGCTGTGTTGTACTGCCGGCAGAAGTTGTTAGTTTAGCGGCAGCAGCTGCAGTTTCAGTTTTACCGAGTTTACCTGCTATAGCTTCATTCATAGCTGCCGCACCCGTTTTATCTTCTGCAATGTAATCGGCAATTTCTTTTAACGTATCGTAAGTATCAGGCGCTCCGTCAATCAGCTCATCTTTTACTGCCGACTTTGCAGCCTCAATAGCACTGTTCATATCAGCAGTCTTTGCATAACTCGCAGCTGCTACACCACCTAATTTACTACTATCAGCTGCAGTTTCGGTCTTACCGAGCTTGCCGGTATCCAACGCTTCAAAATTAGCATTGATCTTAGCGTCCCTCTCTGCTAAAGTTCCAGTAACAATTTTTTCTACACTCATTCTAAGTAACCTCCATCTAATATTATTTTCCCTGTGAACGCTTTGCTCACATTTATAACAACGTTACCGTTATTATCTACTCCGGCATTAGCATAGTAAGGATAACTAACGCCATCAATTATTTGTGTTAAGCTGACAATGACCGGACTGTTTCCTGCCTGGTGTTCCTCAGCGGATATGGTTAGTACGAAATCACTGCCAACCTCTGCAAAATCTTCCTCCGTAAAGTTTTTGACATAGACCTTATCACCAGTCTTTTTTGTCAGCGACGCCAGTATAACGATGCCTGCAAACTTTTCAGGCACTTCGACAATCACATTTTCAGCGTCCATATAAACGCCGGTCAGTACCATTTCATACTGAGGCTTCTTGACTTCCTTGTAAACGCCTATAAGCCTGCTGTTACCCATTGCCATTGTAAGACGCCACATGCCGTTGTTTTCAGTCCATCTGTCATCTGTCGCAGTAAACTCTTTTGTTATAGTTCCGCTCTCAAAACGTAGTAAAATATCTTCTGCACGGTCAGCTGCATCTTCTGCTTTCTCTGCATCTTTTTTTGCAGATTCTGCACTTTCTGCTGCATTCTTCTCTGATTCCTTTGCTGCGTCAGCGCTCGCCTGCGCCTGATTGATTACTTTCTCGGCATTTTCTTCAAACTTTTCAATTCTTTCAGTTGTTTCTTTTTCAAAGTTTTCAATTTCAGTAGTAACCTCAGATTCGAAGCGGTCAATCTCTTCATTTGTTTTTTTCTCAAAGTCTTCGACCTCTTCACGAAGTTCGCCGAAATCTGTTTTAACTTCCTGAATACACATCGTATTTCGATCTATCGCAGTTTCATATGCCTGTGTCAGCACTTGCGGCGGAAATACTGTTGGCTGTACTATATCCGTATTACGGTAAAAGTTTAAAACAGTACCTTCAGGTAAACTTGCGGACACAGTAACAATAAGGTTTTCTACAGTATAGTCCGTGCCATAATTCAAAAGCACTTCGCTGCCCTTATCGTCTTTATAGCTGACCTTCACGTCATCTGCACTCTGATATTCAAATGGCAGAGAATATGAGGTATCAGGTTTAAACTCATAGCTTATTTTTGTCGCCGTAGTTGTTACGCTCACATTATCACCTCCTAAAAGCCCTGCCTTTTATTGTTATAAAATCCAAATGTCATCGACTTGCCACGACCTGCATTAGTCAAAGTATATGGATCAAGGCTAAAGTTATCAGAGCCTTTACTTGCTTTGCCTCCAAGTGAAGCGCTGTAAAGCCCCTGTGCGGTCGTCATAATCCCTCCCAGCAAGCTCATTTTCCTTGTCATCTTCGCCGCAGACCTATAATTCGCTGCCGCCGCCTGCGCATTATATATATTCTGCCGATAGTTAAGGTCAACGTTTGCCAGGTTTTCATTTATCGTTCGAGAGTCTCTTTCAAAAGCATTTGCATTTGCTCGGCCAAATGCTGCGCCTAAACTGCTCCCGGATTCAAGACCACCTGCAGCAAGCGCTGCAGTATTCTGTCCCTGTATCAGGTTGTACCTCTGCCGAGCTTCCTGTTGCTGCCGAGCCGCTTGGTCAGCTGCCGTCTGCCTGTTACGTTCTGCTATAGCCGCATTCTGTTCCTGTATCTGTGCCTGAGCATCATAGCCTGCTGCCTGCTGCCTACCTGACATATAGGTCATCAGACCTGATCCTACCGCAAATAATGCCCCCATCACACACTCTCCTTCACATAAATATCAAAATCGCCAAGGTTCATTTTTAACTTGAACCCGAACGCTTTTGTCATGGTAAAGCTTTGTTCATAAAAATGCCAAGTCATAATATAAAGCCGACAGTATTTTTCAAGCCAGCCTTTTATCCTTTCTCTGCCAATGCTTACAAAGCTTTTTTTGCATTCAAACAGCTTGTCAGTACCTACTATATATGCTTGATATCTATAAGCGCCCATCGGTAACCTGTCTGTTAGCCCAAATATGGCGACTGGTTCTTTATCAATGTATACCACATTCATCTCACATGATTTTTCAATATGTAGTTGTACTGCCGCTTCAGTATCTTTGCCAAAAATCAACCTGTCATTCACACGGGCTTTGGCAAATATCCTGACCACATCTTCATACATATCTTCGCTATAAGGCTCTATCTTTATCATCTGATGTTCACATCCACATCCCGCGCTACGAACATTATTCTCAATGTATACGGTTCTTCGCTGAATATCGTCAGCTCATCTGCTCTCGCGCTGTTCTGGTCAAGTGTCACTGTCTGAGTTCCGCTTAACAGTTTAATACCGAAATTTTCGTCAAGCTGGCTTTTCCCTCCGTTATCCAATGTACTAATCAAAGGAACAGCTCTATCTTTACTTCTACTGTATGCATAACCGGAATAACTCAGATAATAACGGACTACAGTAGAATTCAAACACCGTGATTGATCTACTATGCTGCCTGTTTTTTGAATCGTTGTATGTGTCTCAGGAATAGTCATAGAAAACTCATACCCAAGCCCAACAATTATTTTAGAGTACACACCGCTTAATGGTGGCTCTATCTCTATCTTTCCATCATTGGCAACGACCTGTTCTTTAACGTTGAAAATATCACCGCTGGTCATTACCCATACAGTTTTACCGGCAAAACGTTCAATAACTATATTCGAGCCGTCGTTATTTTCAAATATCTCTGCATTGTCCAGCATACAATAATCGGCTGGATCTTCAGTATATTGGTCCAATTCCTGACGCTCTATATAGTAAGTACCGTCACGCTCTACAACGAAATAGATAACGTCTGTATCATCTTCCTTTATCGTCTCTACTGCAATATAATTTCCCTGCGTGCTAAACCTCGTCCAACCGAAAACTTTTTCCTGCAGCATATAAGTCAAGCAAAGCATAGAACCATCATCAAGGATGAGATAAATCAAACTATCCGGATATTTAGTATAGGTGTAATCAGCTATCTTTTTACCGTTCAGCAAATGATGAACCATCAAAGTCAGCTCTGTTCCATCATAACGATCCATAGCATAGTTATAAGAAAAATCCCTGATATATGCTTCGTTGCTCTGTATATACAGAACTCTATTATCCGCTACGAACGGAATATGAGCTTCACTGCTGCCCCAACCTGTTTGGGTATTGATACTGATCTGCGCCGGAGTTACCACGCTTGAGCCTGAAATAATGCGCTCATCTTCACCTGTGAAAATGCACAGATCTTGAAACGTAATCAGATTTTTTATTGCATAATCATTTCGGGCTATAACGCTTGTATTAATAGCGCTGTCATCGGTCAAAGTCCCATCTTCTATCTGTTCATCAAAATTAGTATAATCACTGCTTTTACTCAACCAAAGACCATTAGGTTTGCTGTCTGTATTGGCCAGCACCATACGATCCTGAAAAAATTCTATGCAGGAAGGATATTTCTTCGTTGAACTAAATTCAGACAATGCAAACTCGTCTATACTGTCCGTAGAACCGAGTGAACGTATAAGCGTGCCTATCGCCTCTGTATCACTTGTTATCTCTGTAAGTTTGATTATCCCTTCTGCAGTATAGCTGAAGCTAGTAAGCGTTACAGTACATGTACCACTGGTAATCGCAAACTTCACTTTGAAATAATAAGCATCTTCGCGGTCAACCGAACCACTATCACTGGCGTTATAGTCATCGTTATTAGAGACATATGTCGCATAATCAATATATTCGACATTATCTTTAGATCGCATAAGCGTTACAGTGCCGCTCCATATACCAGAAGTCCGCAAGCTCCAACTGTCACCAACAAACAAAGCTGATCCGGTTCCTTCACCACCGGAAGAATTGACAGCGGTTTTAGTCGCAATTTCCTGATACAGTTTTATACTGTCACCAACCATGTTTTCTTCAAAAAACGGCTGATTCGATGTAAGCGTTATGATTCCGGATGTTCCGCTCGGATAAAGTACTGTCTGCTCATCATAGTTATATGTGATTATTACCCATCCGTCCGAACCGTCGCTGCCATTTAACGCTGCATCTGAATAAGCAACTCCCTTGGCACCACCTTCGCCACCATAGCCATAGCTTGTACCGTCTGAGCCGTTCTTTGCGCCACGGTCTGCCGAATAAGCCGCAGTAGCTCCGCCGCCGCCTTTAGCCGTGTATCCAAAAGCAATTGAATCGCTGCCGTCTCCGCCGGGGCTGCCATAGCCAGCTCCATAATGGACAGGACTGCCTTTGCCGCCTGCGCCAACAATTATGTCAAAAGATTCATCTTTGGTTAACTCAATCTCGAAAGTTTGCAAACCACCACGGCCACCATTACCACCCGAACTTTGCTTATCACTTGCTTTCCTGGCTACACCGCTGCCACCACCGCCACCGCCAGCAACAGTCACTGTATGCAAGCCTGTTTCTTTCGCTTTAAAAATATAATTGCCCGGAGCCGTGTATTTCTGTACCGAAGATGTATTATCAACCAATTCACCAAATGGCGGTATCTTGATATTCAATTCTTCAAAGCTCCACTCTTCGCCGTCCTTTTTCAACTGATAAATAGGTAAGTCGCCGCAGACCAGAAACATCGTATCTGCAGACTTTATAAACTTAAGCTTTTTTATGTTTGCTTCTGAAAAAGGAGCTTCAAGTTCTCTGACTTTTTCACCTTTGTATCTTACTGTTAAATAGTAATCCGTAAATTCCAACATATAGTCTGTTGTAGGCTGGCTGAATGCTATTATTCTTGCTTTATGATTCTTTGCCGTCGTACCTTTATTGGTTGTCCCCATCCGCTTATAAATGCTGCCATAAGGCTTTACCGTTCCATTTACACAATCTTTCAAGAAGGTTCTATATTTATCCATATCAAGCCGGGCCAGCACATCAGGAGAAGCTATCCCACCAGTAAAATTATTTAGCAAATCCCTATACACTACCAGCACCCCCTAAAAATCTTTGGCTCTGGCCGCAGCGTCTGCTTGCGCTCATTATTATTGCCTGCTGACGCTTTAGCATAGGCAAGCTGAAACAGCTGATACTGCGTTTCCGCACTTCCAGAAGATCCACTGACTACAGTAGAAAGCATATAGGCTAGATAACGGACTAGCGCTTCCGTGAACAGCGGCGGCCAAAACTGCGGATTGTCTATGTACCTGGTATATTCAATCTCCAAATGTTTTGCTTTAGTTGCAAATACTTGTACGAATAAATCTTCCTGCGGCGCTTTTATTTTGACGCTCATTATCTCATAACCGTTATCATTTTCAGGTTTATCCCATTCAAATACTCTGCCGTCAAGCACAACGCTCCTGACCCGTACCGCATCACTTGGATATTTGAAATAGTTCAGCTTCTCCTTTGGCAAGTAGCTCTTATCAAGAGTCTTCACATCCAGTCTGCTTATTGTTCTTCTGATCTTCGCAAAGCTCCAGTTACTCATTGCCAGCAGCTGACTTAACGCAAACGGGAACATCTTGTCACATTGCCTAGCTTCTTCTGTTCCGTCTTTCAAACCGATTATAGGCCGTACTTTCAGCTGTACCAGTGCTAAATTACATATATCAACTATCGAATACTGCATATTATTACCTCCCTCTTCCAGAAGCAGCATTTCTGCTGCCTTTGGAAGAAAGAGCGGGACTTACCCCGCTCACTCTTATTAATCTTCTTTTTTGGAAGTAGTTACTTTACTTCCAGCAATTAACCTAAAACAGTTATCCGGAAAAATATCCTTAGCCGCAAATTCGCACATATCACCCGGCTTGAAATTCTTGATCTGCCCGTTGATTCTTGCCTGACAGTATTTCGTGCATACATATTTAGACATTTAAACCAACCCCCAAAGGAGAAGCAACGCCGTAGACGATGCCTGCTGTAATCTTGCCGCTGTACTCGCCTGCTGCAGATGCAAAGATGTAACGCCCCGGAATAGTCGGAATAGGAGCGTAACCGAGCCGGCTTCCTTCTTTGACCGTAACTTTAAAAAGTTCTTTTTTATCTGTGCCCTCTGCGGTATTCCCTGCGCTGACGGTCACAGTTATGTCAGCTGTAGCCAACCCATCAAGAGATACTCCATATTGGGCATTAGGATAAATAGTATTGGAGAAAGAGGCTCCAGTATCAATAATCTTTGGCAAATCGCCTGCCGCATAATCAGCTGCGATTGCATTTGCTGCCTGTACATCATATTTCATAATCTATCACTCCTCGTATAATAAATTTCAAAGTTAAGGCCGCATAATGCGGCCTATATTAAATAACACGCGCTTCGTTCATGTGGATCTGATCTACACGACGGATAGGCATTTCATCAAAGGTCATTAGCTTGCGACCTTCGATACCTTCCAAACGCGGCTTGGCAGTGGAATAATCAAACATCGCTCCGAGCTGACGATTAGACACAATATCCTGACGCAGCTTGGTTCTCACTTTGCGATTCATATAAATCGCTGGACGGCCAGTGCTGGTATTATGCAGACGCTCAGAAGCTTCGATCATCAAGTTGATAAGTTTGCCGCTTTCAATTGTGTTGATATCAATATTACAGATACGTACTACCTGACGCAGATCTTTTACAACTAAGCCGGAAGCCCAGCTGAAAGAAGTCTTGATGCCCGGCATATAACCAGCACCTACTGCCATAGTATCGTCCTCAACAACGGCGCCCTGCTGCAGACCTGCCTTAGATCCTTTGGGATAGAAAGTATATACGCCGTTATCATAGCTCCATACCACGAACCAGATAGAAGTAAGATTAGCACTTGTACCACCTGCATCTAATACATATTCCGAAGTTTCCGGCAGGATTCCGTCAGTCTTACGGGTCAGTGTGCTATAACGTTCTGCCAGTCCCAGCATACGGTCTTTACCGTCAGCGGTACCGCCATAAATCATACTGCGGGCCATAGCCTGATTGATTGCTTCGATTTGCGGCCGGGATTGTGCCAGCAGGAACCGGTTACGCATTCCATTCAACTCGTACAGTGCCTTATCGATAACTACAGGACGGTAGAACATCGCACTGAAATCAGTCATCGCAGCAAAGCTGCCAGGCTCCGGTTTAATTACGTCATTGTAATAGCGCAGTGCTTCACCGGGTAGAGAGGTACTGATTACTTCTTTGTTGCTATCGCCGTTGTTAGCTTCTACTACTACAGAATCTTCCAAAATCTCATTGGTCTCAGCCAAAAGATTTACGATAGCGTTTTCTTTCAGCTGCCCATCAGGGGACAGCACCGCCATCACGTCATGAATTGTTGGATTGAGTTTTTCTACTACTTCTGCCATTTAAGTCACTCCTTTTTATTTAAGTCGCCGAACATAATGTCGGCCAGACTGGGAGCCGCTTTACTAGCTCCAGTGCCACCGCTCATAAGGTTACCGTCCTCTCCTACAAGAGGATGCAGCGCCTGCATGAGCTGAATAATTTTAATATTGCCTTGAATGCCTGCCATATCGATGACCTGCTTTAAGCCGGGGATTTTACTCTCCAATGCATTCATAGTCACATTGGCCTCACTGATTGCTTTTTGGTATTCCGGCGTTACGTTATCAAACGTGGCTCCGAAATGTTTTAATGCTTCTTCGGTATTGGCAGTCATAAAATTAGCCCTCGCATTACATACATAATCGAGAGCTTTTTTTGCCATCTCCGGATCGGTGATCCCGATAGCATTCAATTCTTTTGTACACTCTGCCACAATCTCCGGCGTCGCCAAATCACCTAACCGCTCAATAATTTCAGACTTTACAAAAGTCTCATCAACTGTTTGGTCAGGCTTATCGTCCGCCTTTTCAGGTTGCTTCCCCTGTTCAGACGCAGGTTCTTGCTCCGGCTCTTTTTCAATCTCCAGTGCTGGCTCTGTTTCCTTCTGCTGTTCCTGTACAGGTTCTGCCGGCTGTTCCTCATTCATGTTATTGTTGAGGTCATTTACTTCTTCCATCTTTGTAACTCCTTTCAAAATTTGCTTCTTGTTCGCGTATCCAGGCGAAGCGTTCTCCCTCAGCTCTAAGAAGCTGCAGTACTCCATCTTCTCCCATTTTGCGTATCTCATCCGTTACCACAAGCACCGCTTTCCTTGCGCCTTCTTTTCGGTAGGTATCAGCGTTACCGGTAAAGGTAGAGGCATAATAATAATTTGATACCATAAGCTTAGTTAAAAACCATCTGCCCCGTTCATCACTGAGCAGAAACTCATAAGCTTCTTTGTCTTTTACTCTGGCCTGCGCTTTTAAAAAGTCATTACAGGCTTCCTTTTTATCCAGCTCTTTCATCTTTGCTACATTTCTTGTCGGTATCATACGCCACCCCGCAAACTGCTGAGTAAATTATCCAACGGTGCTACGCTGCCGTTGTCTGCCATCTCCTGAAGATTGGCCGCTGCCTGTGTGACATTAGGTAACGCCTGCGCTACCGCCATATCTTCCTGCATCTGTTCCTGCTGTTGGGCTGCCTTAGCCTGCTGCTGCTGAATTTCAGCGTATTCCTCATCCGTGTAGAGTATCTCACTCTTCACGCCCAAATCATCTATCCACTTACGCAGGAACACACTTTCATTAAGCATATTCACTACGCCAGGCTTAAGTTGCGCCGTCTGGCCTATTGCTGCCAGCGCTGACTCATAATCTTGTACTCCGCTCATCCTCTGCAGTTTTGCCAGCGGTGATACATATTCGATTTCCAGCTCCATACCGTCGTATTCAGGCGGCATTTCAAAAACACCGTTTTGCGTATAAATACCATAGACCCGTTTTATATCACGGCTCAGTACCTCTGTGTTAATACGTGTAACTACCGGTGTGAGCTGCTGCATCTTCTCCTGCTGCCTCAAACTCCATTCGTAAGCTGTACGACCTGTATTATCAAACTTCTGCTGTTCAAGCATCGCAAACAGATTCGTATTATAGGCTGCGTTGATTTTATCTTCCCTTATTGCCGCCTGCTCATACACTTTGTCGAACACCGGCGCTATGTCAAACAGCGACTGGACTTTACCAAGCTGCATATCTACATCTGTTATAGCACCAGGCCTGTAATCTGTGTCAGTACCTGTAGGAACCTGCAGTGCCGGATTATAAAACAGCTCCATATTTCCTGCTGCAGCTTTAAGTAAGTCAAACATCACCCTGTTGTCGCTGTCTGCAAACCAGCCGGGACCAATGCCATAATCGCTATTAGGAATAGCAAGATAACGCATTATTGTAATTGGACAGGTTTCAAAGCCTCCTACATGGATAAATTCCTTATCGCTACAGTCCAGCCAATAAAGCGACACATAGCGTTTTCCCTTTGGTCCTAACGCCTTATTGTCATAAGCAGGATTCTTAGTCATAAGCCAGTAGACTTTCATAAGGCGGCCGCTGTTTTTGCCGTCCTTGTACTCCTGCTGTTGCTTTTCAGGCAGCGCTTCAAGCCCAAACTTACTTACTATCTTAGATAAGCTCATTTCCTTTTTGACTGCAAAATGCGTTACTTCCTGCCACGGATCTAGTGCGTAAGCGTATGAGCCAATAGAATAATTTTCAAACACCATACCTCGCTCCGGAATAAAGAAACTCCCGCGCGGAGACTGCCCAAAAGAAAGCTCAAGATTAGCGCTGTAAATCGATGAATAGAAATTGCTGGCGTTAAGCGCTTTATTAATCGTATCCCTTTGGTCCTGCAAAATAGCTTTCAGGGTCTGGTCATCCTCTGCGAAGCGTGACTGCAGATCAAACCATTCCACAGTTTGGGGAACAGATCCGTTCGTCATACCACCGGCAAATATCTGCGCTGCTCTCCACGCTGTCCCGTCGATAATCCCTGCATCACGCTTTATCATCTTGTCCCGTCCGTCCAGCTCACCTAAAAAAGGTATTTGATACTGCTGGATACGGCGCCACATTACAAGACAGTTCTGGTAATCCTTAGCGTTGAACAGTTCGTCGTGTATGCGTTTTGCTTCTTCAAGTTTCATTACATCTGTTTTCATCGCTTACACCCCGAATGTTTCGCCGCTGGTCACGCTGCCCTGTGTTGCTGCGAAGTTAAATTTCTTCTTGTTTTTGCGCTGCTGGTCAAGCGCGCTTGTACCGTCCGTCCTGCCGCTTACATCTGTAGCCGCTGCCGCTACCTTAGGGACCTCAGTTGCAGGTGTACCAAACAACTTATTTGTTAATCCACTCATTGCCCTCACCTCCTTTTAAAGCTTTGCCAGCGGATTATAATTTCTTGCACTGCCTTGCTGCCTGCTCCTTTTCAGCAGGTCAAGCGCCGGCGTGCTAACTTTCATTTCACGTCCAAACGTCAGCGCCAAGGCATCCGCTCTGTTAGGGCTAAATGGCATATCTCTTTTACGTTGGAGTTGTAATTGCCCACGGTCATTGACATATGCTTCAGGCATCATAAGCTCTGCAGCAATCTCTCTGTCCAGCTCATCTAAACAGCCACCGTTAATAAGCCATTGCTTCATTCTGTCCCACATTTCCATGCGTTTATTAGCATAATGATTTCTGCTAGTAATAGAAGAATTTACTAAGTGCCAATTACGCCCCATGTATTTACCAGCAGAATAAATGCCCTGACCGTAACCAAAATCTATGTTGACCTGCTGAGCTTTATACTTATCTTCAAACAGAGCTACCTTTTCAGCAAAAGCAAAATTATCGTCACTCTTCGGCTCTTCGTAAAGCAGCTTGCTGAGGTTCCCCTTACGCAGATAGATAACTGCTGCATCCTTACCGCCCCAAGCTGGGTCAACGCCGATAATAGCAGGTGCAAACTCTACGTCTTTGCCCGTAATGCTTCTTGACTGCGCAGCTTCTATTACATTTCGTCCAATAAACTGCAGCTCGCTCGAACTCGGCGGCTCACCCAAGATACGAACTTTAACGAAGTCGCTCTCAAGACCGTATGTCTCAATCCACTCATTGAGCAGCTGCTTATTCGTTATCTCTACTGTCCTGCTGTCTATTTTCCGCGTATGCCAGCGGTGACGCTCTTTGCCTAAACAATCCGCGAAGCGTCCTATGTTCTTAGTAGGATTGCCAAAAACCAGCCACAAAAGCTCAGTGTCCGAATCTGTCATCGCGCCCTCAGCAACTTCCCAGATAACGTCTTCTATTTCAGACGCCTCATCAAAAATAAGCAGTATTCGATTACCCTGATTATGCAAACCTGCAAATGCTGCGGGATTGCTCTTGCTCCACGGGATAGCGTCTGCGCGCCAGTTTTTATCGTGACCTTCTACTACGCTATACATAGACGTTGCAGTATATACGAACATCTCACTCGCTATATTAAGCCTGTGCCACTTGCCAAGCTCTGGCCATGTTTTAGTCCGCAGCTGCGTGTCCGTATTTGCTGTGACAACTACCCTTGTATCTGCCCGGGTATACATAGCCCATTCAATGAGCCACGCTACTACAGCGCTCTTACCAATCCCGTGTCCTGATGATATTGCATTTCGGATAAGCCTGCACGGGTCATCCCTCATACTGGCTGCAAGCTCTTCCATAAGCTCAAGTTGCCATTTTTGCGGCCATTTATTCTCCAGTTCTCCTTCTCCCCATGGATACATGGCTTTCACAAATCCCGCCGGGTCATATTCAAACTGTGCAATAAATTCGATTAATTCTTTTTCTATCATGATTTACCACCCTCAACTCGTCCCTGGGCTTTCTTAAGCACTGTTACTATATCTACTTTTCCGGAATGTTCTACTTGCTGCTGATCTTTCCACCCAAAGTTATTTTTTAAATTAAAAATGACGCCTACAACATTCTTCCCGTCAAGCAGCCTCTGTTCAAGCGATTCTTCTATTTTCGTTTTCGCTTTTTTTATAGCGTCAGAAAATTCACTTTCTTTTTCATACTGCAAAAGAGTTTCTCTTGTCATCCCCAAACCTAATGCTAACCCAGTAATAGTGTATCCAAGATTGTCTTTATCTCTGCTTTCAAAATATGCATCTATCTTTCTCTGCATTTCAGTTACGTTATCAAACTTCTTAGGTCTTCCTCTTGTCATCTCTCCTCACCACCTTTGCAAATAAAAAAGCACCTAACCGAAGTTAAGTGCCTTTATATTAAGTTTTATGCTAAACTTTGATGTATATTACCGTGTTTTATCGACTTTTTAACGCCGAATTATTCATGTAGACTAACGTTATTCTTACTCCAATCTGTAGACAGTTCCACAGCTATATTTCCTTCAAATGGATAAGTTTCCACTTTATCTACAGGAACAAGTTCACAATCATAATCATGCATCACTAGTGCCTCTTGAGGCATTTCCTTGAGCTTTTCTATTAGTTCTTTTACTAACATTTAATCACACTCCAATAAATAAGCCGCTGTATTACCCCAACGGCAGGGCGGCAGCTGGAAGATTACCTGTCCAGCACACGCGCCTTTAAGCGTGGATAGGTGTTCCCCATCTATGCCAAACTACCCGTGGCAGGACTCGAACCTGCGACAAATGATTAAAAGTCAATCGCTCTTGCCATCTGAGCTACACGGGTAATGTCCAAGCGCTAAGCTTGAACGTTTCACCAAGCTTGTTGTAAGCCTACTTACTTATAATACTATTTTAACTCATCAGAACAGGTAATTTGTCGGATACATTTTTAATTCTCAATAAATTTTTTTCGAGTGCTAAAACGACAGCATCGTTTAAAAACTCTTCGCGAAGCTCGTAGTAAGTATCTCTATTCATACCTTTTAGTCCAGCAATTACTCCTGGCGACTTATTATATTCATAACGCTGGGACATAACATCTCCTGCTGCTTGTTTCTTATGAACCTTATATGTCTCAGCTATTACTTCAAGCCATGCTTCAGGATTTATTACTATAGTTTGATAAGGGCCTTGTCCCCACGAAATCATCTTGATCGGTTCAATATTCTTTAGTGCAGATGTTTCTGTTGGATTACTGATAAAAGCATGACCTCCACCCCCAGTATGCCCTTTCTTTGCAGTACGCTGCTCTCTTTCATCATCAACAGCTTTTTGAATATATTTCCTATTCAAAAAATACCACTCTGTATGCTTTCGTAACTGTTCTATTAGCATATCAGTCTCCTTCTAGCTTTTCTTTCTAAATCGGCTCAAATCTAGCCCACTGCCGGCTGCTACCATCATCATCTATAAGTGGTACATTTTCTTCGTGTCGGTCGCAGTCAGTGTTAGTACATGGTTTATCCATAAATTTGTTACTGCGGATACAGTAGGCTTTGTCATTCATTGTTTGTCACACTCCTGTTTTCTAAAACCCGCAAAGTATGCTATACCACAATTTCCATCTTTACACTTGTGCGGTATCTGCATGGGAGCTTCATACAATTATGGATTTCCTGCAAACTGTTGGTTTTTGATAACTTCACCTATAAGAACAGGCAACGCATCATATGGGACTTCGTGGGAATCTCCATATAGTAAAAGTGTCTCACAGAGCGCACATTTATATACAGCATGATATTTATTCATTCTACCTCCGACCAAAGCAATATGCACAAAAACCACACATAATTGCGAAATAAATTAATAATGCTAAATTCTCTCCTACATCAATCATTCTTTATATGCTCCTCCATCTTTTCGATTTCTTTTATCCACTGCGGAAGAATCTCTCCCCTATAGATGTACCAATCTTCTGACCCTTGCCAATCTTCCACAAAATAACGTGCTTCTACCGGCAGCGCTTTTACGAATTCTCCCGCCGCAACCAAATTACGTAAATGTTTTCCTGGAATTATTATGCGTAGCCTATAAGCTGTTCGGCTATAATTAAGCCCATGGCTTGTTGCCCACGTCTGTTTTGATGGATCAGAATTTACTGTTAGCCACTGGCATTTTTTAATCATTCTAATTCCACGCTTTGTATCTACAGGACACATTCCAAGCGTAAGCCCCTGTCGCTTAATACTTTCAACATCCATAGCCGCACAAAAATGAAATAATTCTCTGCTCCTACTCATATCCTCAACACCTTTCAATCATCACATATAGCTTGGCCGCAGTATTTGCAATAATGAGCATCATCATCTACCTCACGTCCGCATACAGGACATGCCCAACCTTTAGGTATTTGTTGTGGAAAAGGACAGTTTGGTATAAAATGCTCTTCGACTACCAAATTTACTTCTTGTGGTAACTGCTTTTGAGCAGCTGTCAATAAAGTTATATAAGCCTCTCTTTTCTCGTTCATAGGCATTTTCCAAATGATTGGTTTTAATAAAGCCATTGCTCTTTCTAACTTTAGTATGTTCATTCGGTTTCACCGTCCATCTTTGCCCCGCAGTTATAACAATAATGCTGTTCAGTAATATCCAACCCGCCGCCAAATACATCTGTTGCGGCATATACGTTGCAATTAGAACAGTAATAAGCACCGCCCCCTTCCCAATGCCTGTGCTTACGTTCTTCTACAATAGGGGCTTTATCTATTAAACCTTGAAAAACGTTTAACGCATGAGCAAAACGAAAATCAGCCTTTG